ATGGCCTAAAATCGCATTTAAGATGGCCAAGTTAAGGGGTTTTATTAATTATAATGAAACTGAGTGTAAACTAATTATGAAGGAGATATTTGTATGAACGCAATAAAAGACTTTTGGTTATCATCTTATCATTCGGATAAGGTGGCATTTTATTTTGAACTTACAAGTTTCTTTTTTATAGTTGGTGCAAGTATGACAATGGCAATTACAGCAGTAGCACCTGATATGAGGTACATCTATCCAGGTTATTTTATTGGTAGTTTGACAGCTGTGTATGCTCATTATAGAAGAAAGTTAGCATGGCCAACAATGTTAGTAGGTTATTTTACATTAGTTAATGTATATGGTTGGTTAGTTGCTATGAGGTGGTTATGAACAAAAGATTTCCAACAGCGGAAGAAAGAGCTATGGGGCAAGACGAGGTAAAAGTGACAATGTATGGTGAAGAACATATAAAACCAATAGAGGAAAAGTTGGACGATAAGATTGCGAAATTAAATAGTAGTAGAGTTTATAAAAAGATTACACCAAAATACGATTTGTCATGGTATATAAAATGGACAAGTAGTTTCTTTTTAATTATTGCAATGATGATGACTTCAGCAAATATATTTCCAGCTAATTTATATGTTGCTCTTGTTGGTATGATAGGTTGGTTAATTGTAGGTGTATTATGGCATGACCGTGCATTAATTGTTTTAAATGCAGTAAGTGTAGGCATTTATGGTATTGGTATAATGAATAGTTGGTTTGGTGGATGAAAAGAGTATTTTGTATAGGTAATGGCACAAGCAGACAAGGTTTTGATTTAGAAAAATTAAGACCACATGGTAAGATTTATGGTTGCAATGCCCTATACAGAGATTTTAAACCAGATGTTTTAATTAGTGTTGACAATGGTATAATGCACGAAATATACCAAAGTGGTTTTGCCAAAGAAGTAGAATGTTGGTTTAGAAACTGGACAAAAGTGCCAGCCGCTCATTATGAAATGATGTTACACGCTGGTTTAAATATAAATGAAGTTGAAAATATTAAAAAACAATGGGACGGCCTATATGAAAATGAAAGAGGCAATGCTACAGAGTTTGTATTGCATGGTTCTAATTTACAAGGTATAGTAAATATATTGCGGAGAGGCGGTGACAAAGTAAAACAACAAATTAATAAAAGTTATAGTTATGTCAGTTGGATTTATGAGGGCGACAAATCAAATTCAATGACCGATATATGTCCTAATAATAGAGATTTAGGTTGGGCTGCCGGTGCCATGTCAGGTTATATTGCCTGTAAGAATGAGTCACCAGATGAGGTTTATCTAATTGGCCATGATTTAGTATCAAATGACCAAAAGGTAAATAATCTATATGCAGGTACAAGACATTATGTGCCTACTGAACAAAGTCCTACACCTCATGTAAATTGGGTAAATCAATGGGCGACCCTATTTGATTGGAACAAAGATATAAAATTTATTAAGGTAAATCCGGATAGTGGTCGAGTATCTGAGCCTATAAAAGAGTGGGACAAATATCCGAATTTATCATATACGGATTATCCTAGACTTGCCAAATTGGTAGGACTATGATATATTATAGACAATATGCAAAAAAGAAGTAATTAATCTTTTTTTATAGTGCAAGGAAGAGGCTGTTACCAGACGGCCGAACTTGACAACTTAGAGGTGGTACTCAGGCATGGTACTAGAAATAGGCTGTGTCACATCACTCTACCGAGTGGAAGTTGGTTCTTGGCGCATTAGAACAGGTATCTGTGTCGCTGAGTTGGGGGTGAACCCAAGTCCCTCCTATTTCGCATATTGTTTATATTGGAGTGTTATGTTTGATAAGTACATTTATAGTTTTATAGATTGGTCGATAACAAGACTAGAAAAGTTTAGAGAATGGCTAATTGTAAGGTCATTGCCTAAAGGTGAGAGTGCTAAAGAATGGGCAGAAAAAAATGCCAAATATCCAAAGAACTCTTATAAATAATAATGATACCGATAATACAGGTAACACAAATACGAAATACGATTATACAAGGAGAAAAATATGGATTTCGAAACATTAAAAACTTCGTCAAGTAATTTTGACAAACTCACAAAAGCTCTGGAACAAAATCTAAATCCAGAAGACCAAGCAAACAAAAACAAATACCAAGACGACAGATTTTGGAAGATTGAAATGGATAAAACTGGTAATGGTTATGCCGTTATTAGATTTCTTCCAGCAGCCAATGGCGAAGATATGCCATGGCAGAGAGTGTGGTCTCATGCTTTCCAAGATAAAGGTGGTTGGTATATTGAAAATAGTTTGACTACACTTGGTCAAAAGGATCCTGTTTCTGAAGAAAATACTAGACTTTGGAATACAGGTGTTGATAGTGACAAAGAGATTGCTAGAAAGAGAAAGAGAAAACTTTCCTACTATTCTAACATCTATGTTGTGAGTGACCCTAAACATCCAGAAAATGAAGGTAAAGTTTTCTTGTTTAAATTTGGTAAAAAGATTTTTGACAAGATTACGGAAGCAATGCAACCGGCATTTGAAGATGAAAAACCAATCAACCCATTTGATTTCTGGAAAGGTGCAAACTTTAAACTGAAGTTAAGAAAGGTTGATGGCTATTGGAACTATGACAAATCCGAGTTTGAGGGTGTTTCTCAAATCAAAGAGTCAGATGATGACATCAAGGCTATTTGGGAAAAACAACACGCTCTAAAACCTTTTGTGGCACCAGATAACTTCAAGTCTTATGATGAACTTAAAAGTAAACTTCATAGGGTAATATCTGGCACACAAAACACAGCAACAGTTGAGTCGGCAGACCTCCCGCCTAGCCAACCAGCGCCTGCTGTGAAAAGTGCTGAAGTAGCTCAACCAAAGTCAAGTGAAATGAACATTGATGATTCAGATGATGATACATTAGATTATTTCAGTAAATTGGCAGAGGAAGAGTAATCTCTCCGCTTTAGATACTTTGACCCACCGGTAGCAATACCGGTGGGTTTTTTATTGGAAGGTCATATAAATAGTGGCATGGCTAAGAATATATTTGACCCATTAAAAGATTTACAAGGCAATCAATTGCGTAGTACCTCGTGGTATCGAAGTGCTGTGAACCTAATTGTTGATAGGATATCTCAAAGAAAGTTAATGTCACAAGGCAAAGTCAATCAACGACCAAGTGCTGGCCGTATGAACTTATTTGTGTATGACCCAAAATATAAAAAGACACTTCCTTTTTACGATACATTCCCATTAGTATTACCACTTGAAACAATTAAAGGTGGTTTTATGGGTTTAAATTTTCACTATCTACCATATCCTCTAAGATTTAGATTATTAGAACGATTACAAAAGTTTGCTACAAATGCACAGTTTGATAGTACAACTAGATTAGAGGCGACATATGGTGATGTGGCCAGTATTAATTTAATTAGACCAGCAATTAAGAAATATTTGTATAGTCATGTTCAATCAGGCTTCAGACGAATTGATGTTGATGAAATGGCTATCGCTTGTTATTTACCAGTAGCAGACTTTAAAAAGAGAAGTATTGGCTCTGTATTTGCTGATAGTAGAAGGAAGATATAATGGATTGGTTTTATGCAATTATAGAAAAGTATTCTAGTAAGCTAAATGTATGGGCATGGCAAAAGCGTTGGTCAAATAGAGAAACAGGAACAGGTTATGGCAAGACTAGGAGATGAAACAGATTTTAGTTACAGAGTAAACAAAGTAACAAAGGTAGTTGATGGTGATACCATTGATGTAGTAATAGATTTAGGTTTTGATATTATGTACAAAAGTCGTGTTAGACTGTTTGGTATTGATACGCCAGAAAGTAGAACAAGAGATAAGGTTGAGAAGAAATATGGCCTATTATCAAAGAAATTCTTACAAGAAAACCTTAAAAAAGGCAAAATAGTCATTAAAACACACAAGGATTCAGAAACAGGTAAGTTTGGTAGAATACTAGGTGAAATCTTTGTGAATGGTATAAATATTAATATGCTCATGTGTTCAAAAGGACACGCAGTTGAATATTACGGACAAAGTAAAGACGATATAGAAGAAGCACATTTAAAGAACAGAAAAAGGCATAAAGTATAATGGCAATCCTCAGAGGCGGCAGACGAATAGGTAATTACGACATTAGACTAGGTATTCCTAGAGATAGGTCACTAGACAATGTTGAAGGCGATACTAGACTTGGTAGAGTACAAGGTGGTAATCCTGAATCTACTATCGGCCGTGTTATGGGACAGATTGCACAAGGTGAAGGTTTTGCAAAACCAAATAGATACATGGTTGACTTTATTTTACCAACTGGTGTTGGCACACAACAAGTAGGTCCTCCTGGTACAGAAAGTATTATGTTTGAGGAAGAAGTACAACGAAGCACAAAACAAGGTGAACTACAAGCACAAACAGAAATACAAAGAGGCCTAAGAGCATTTGTAGATAGTGTTGATATGCCAGGTAGAAACCTTGATACAACAGATTTTACCGTTTACGGTCCAAGAAGACAGATTGTAACAGGTCACAGTTTTAGTGGTGAGATTACCATGTCAGTATATTGTGACAAGTATTTAAGACAAAGAGGATTTTTTGAAATGTGGCAAAAGGCTGCATTTGACCAAGGCACCAATAATGTACACTTCTATGATGAGTACACAGGTGGTTTGCGTATCTATCAATTAGGTGCATTTGCTGAAAATGCTGATAGAGATAGAATTTCATATGGCGTAGAATTGTTTGAGTGTTTTCCTAAAACAATTAGTGCAGTTACATATGGTCATGGACAAAATGACGAGATACAAAAGATTTCAGTTTCACTTGCATTTAAAAGTTGGATAAATCTAACATTAGACCAAGTTGGTAGTTATACAGTTGGTGGTGGATTTAGAAAACCAGATGTAGTGAGAGCAGATAGAGGATTGATTGGTAATATTATCAACAAATTACCACCAGAAATTAGACGAGCTGGTAGAGATGTTGTTAATGTTATCAGACAAAGAGTACCAATTGGTGCTGTGACTGGTGGCAGAATATTCCCACCATTATTATAATAAACTAAGGAGTAAATTATGGCATTACCATTAGCCAATACGGCAAAATATGAGTTGATGTTGCCTTCACAACAAAAGACCATTCAGTATAGGCCTTTTCTTGTAAAAGAAGAAAAGATTTTATTAATGGCGATGGAATCTGGTGACGCAAAAGAGATGTTATCAGCCATCAAAGAAATAGTAAAAGCCTGTACATTCGGTGTAATGATTGCTGAAGAATATCCTATGTTTGATATTGAATATGTATTTTTACAAATACGGTCAAAATCAGTAGGTGAAGTTTCAAAAATCAAAGTATTGTGTCCTGATGACGGAAAAACATATGCAGACGCCGAAGTTGATTTATCTAAAATTGAGGTTTATGTTGATGATGACCATTCGCCAAACATTGTGATTGACGAAGACAGAAAATTAGGTGTAGTTATGAAATATCCATCATTAAAGGATGTGGATGCTGACACACTTACAGGTGACATTAATATACAAAAAACTTATAAGATGATTACAAACTCAATTGACCAAATTTATGAAGGTGAAACGGTGCATTTAGCAAAAGACACACCTAAAAAAGAGATTGAGGAATTTGTTGAAGGTTTGACTGCTGACCAAATGAGAAAGATTAGTGCTTTCTATAACAGTATGCCAAGACTTGAACACAAAGTAAAAGTGACAAATCCAAAGACAAAAGTTGAGTCTGAGGTTACACTAAAGGGACTAGCAAGTTTTTTCGGATAGCCCTCTCACATGATAATTTAACGAATTATTATGAAACTAATTTTGCTTTAATGCAACATCATAAATATTCGTTAGATGAGCTTGAAAATATGATACCTTGGGAGAGGGAGGTGTATGTTTCGTTATTGGTGAACTACCTCAAAGAAGAACGAGAGCGTAGGGAAAAACAAAATCGGAGATAAAATGGCTGAAACAAAAAAAGTAAACCTAGAGTTAGAGATTGATACAAATACAGTTGATTCTAGTAAAAACAGGTATCAAGGTTTAATTGACCTTGCAAAAGCAATAGACAGTTGGAGAATATTCCCTAGAATATTCATCACTACTTACATTTTCCTATTATACAAAGTTGTAATTTGGTATATGGATTTGGCCGCTCCTACAATGGAACAAAGTGGGTTAGTTAGTATCGTAGTTGGTGCTGGCGCTGCCTGGTTTGGTCTATACACAGGCAGTAGAGCAAAGAGTAGTAAGTAATGGCTGAACTAACACTTAAAGACGAATCAGTAATAGACATTGGTCAAGCAGTAGGCGAGAGAGTACAATCAATTGCCTCTACTGGTACATCTATTGTACCAGCTGGTGCAGGTGCAGTTGCGCCAGCGGCTGTAGCACAACCAATGAATCCTTTTGATAGTATGATGACCGTACTATCAGATATTAGAGATGGTATTTTCTCATTAGTTGATAAGTTTTCTGAAGGTGTTAGTTTACAAAAACAAGAAATTCAAGCTGATGAACAAGCACAAGACTTAGCACAAGTTGAAGGCATCGCTGACACAGGACCAAAAGATGGCATAGGTGATAGTGAAGGACCAGACGGTCCAGGTTTCTTTGCAAAAGCAAAAGAAAAAGTTTCAAATCTATTAGGTGCTGGTGGTTTTAAAGGACTACTAGTAAAAGGTGGTTTAATATTTGGTTTATTGGGCATTGCAAAAATGCTACAAAAATATGGTGCAGAAATAGCTAAAGCATTAACACCTATTGTAGATGGTGTGAAGGCATTTTATGGTTATGTAAAAGATGATGTAGGTGTATATTTTGAAGATGTATTTGATTTCTTTAAAGGTGCAGTAACAGGTATTGTAAATATATTTAAGGGTATATTTGGTGATGGTGAAAATAAAGGTGATTTATTAAGAGATGGTATTGCTGAATTACTAACATTGCCTGCTAAATTTTTATCAGCAATTGGTAAACTTGCATTAGGTGTGTTAGACGCATTTTTAGGTGTGTTTGGCATGAATGACCCTAAACCAGAATGGTTAACTAAGATGTATGAATTCTTAGATGATTTGCCAGCAAAAGTAAAACAATTTTTTGTAGATGTAATGGAGTTTTTTACAGTTACAATACCAGAGAAAATCCAATCAGCTAAAGATACAGTAACACAATGGTTTACAGACGCAGTTGCCGGTGTAAAACAATTCTTTACAGATGTTGGTAATTTTTTTACTGTAACAATACCTACAAAACTAACTGAAACATATGAAAATATTACAAGTTTCTTTGGTGATATTGTAGGTGGTGTTAAAGGTTTCTTTACAGACGCATTTGATTTTGTAACTGTAACAATACCAGATAAAATGGCAGAGATTACAAAAGGCATATCAGATAAGTTTACATCAATTAAAGACCAAATTATAGATTTTGCAATGACACCATTTAGAAAAATTAGAGAACTGTTTGATAATTTAGTTATTGGTATTTTAGAATCAGTAGAAGATATACCTCTAATTGGTGGTAAAGCAAAAGAGATGAAAGAATCTATACTCGCTAAGAGAGAAATTGCAGCTCAAGAACAAGAACAAAAAGAAACAGAGGCAGCCGCATTTGACACACTAACAAAAGATTTAAAAAAACATGAAGATAAGATAAAT